GTGGTACGCCCACCGCCCGAGTTCGACGGCGCGACCTACGAGGCAGAGAAGGATCGCGCGCGTCTGAGCGCTCAGCTCCAAGCCGTGTTCGACTTGATGCGCGACGGCGAGTGGCGCACACTGGACGAGATCGGCATCGGGCTGTTCGAGTGGTCGGGCGTGATGGCGATGACGCAGGGGATTTCCGCCCGCGTACGCGACCTTCGCAAACCGAAGTTCGGGGGGTACACGGTGAACAGGCGCAGGGTTGTGTCTCGGCCAGCGGGGCTGTATGAATACCAGTTGATCGTTGGGAAAGGAGAAGGCGATGTGTGACATGTACGGGCATGGCTGGTGGGACGACATGAAGGGCCAGGCTGTGTGTGACTACATGCATAAGAATAGCCACAGGGAGTTTGATGTTGCGTATAATGCACAATATATGAGGCCCGTGCGCCAAGTCGCCCCAGCGTACTATGGCGATGCCTTCAAAGCGCCATTTGACATTGAAGAAAGGCCTCGATATCTACCATATGGCTTAGACCCTGTTGGCGGAGGGATAATCTGGAAGCTTGATCGATTTATGCACGATCCCGACGTTGTTGCTGGCCAGGCGAGTACTGTCCGCGCCTCTTGGGACTACGAAATCCCCACCGTCGATAAGATGTGCGAATTCTTCGATGCACACTTTGGGAAGCGGAACGACCTGATGAACTGGCTTGAGCGCGGGCCGTTATTGTTGGCCGAGGCTCCGCGCCGAGAGTTCCTTGAGACCAAACCGAAGGGGGCCTGGGGCCTTCCATCTACAGCGACGTGGTTTGAAGCCCTGCAACTGATCGACGCCTTCCGCAAGCATCCGAACGAGTACTGGGAGCGGTCAAGGCACGAGAATCGCAGGGACGCGGCTGCTCGCGTTCTGGAGACCAGCAAGGGAGAGTGAGCATGGGCATTGAGACCGTGTATTGGCTGGGCGAAAACCCGACCTTCGATCAGATCGCCGGGCTTTGCTCAGAGGCGGTTCGGGATGCGATTCGCTTTATAAAAGAGCATGCTGTGCCGTTCGAGGAAATTGAGGAAATCCGGGTATGGCCACGGCGCTGGTGGAAAGGGCAGAATGCGTACTACCTGGAAGTGTTGGTAGTGCCTACTGGTCGCGGCCGTTCGCTGGTCTCGAAAGGTGCCGTCTCGGTCCATCCACGGCATCCGCAGGCGGACCCTGGGTTGCCGACCGTGGACGAACTCCAACGGCGCGTGAACTACGGCGAGATGCTGAGTGACCGGGAAAATACCAAGCTGGCAAGCTGGGTGTACAAGCACGGCGAACCAGAGGTGGGCGGAGACCGAAGAGGATGAGCATGGGAAGCAACAAGACGAAAGCGATTATATTGCGGTGGGCGTTTGCGTCTCCAGGTGAGCGAGATGGTGGCCGGCCGATGAATTTGTTCGTATCACGCCACTGGGCGATGGTCGAGGCTCGGCGCACTGCTCAGTTACTTCGCATGTCTTGGCCGACGCTACGGCGCAAAGGCTGGCAAGTTCGCCTCTTCGCAATCAGGGTTGTCGCGCACTCCAAGAAGAGAGGCGGGAGTTGGACTGCGATTGGGGGCACTTTGTGATTTTCCACTGAATTCCCGCCGGCCTTTGCTCGACAAAGTAGGGGATGGCCAAGCTCCAGGCTGACAATGGCAGTGCGTACTCACATCTGACTGGCCGGCAGCAGCAGTTCGTGCTTGCCTACCTCAAGTGTTTCAACGCAACGAAGGCCGCGCGCGAGGCTGGATACGCGGAGTCAACCGCCACCCATGAGTCATGGTTGTTATTGTCAAATATAGGTGTTGCGGCGGCCATCTCTGAGGAGCTTGACATAAGGGGGCTGACCCCAGAGCACATCAAGGTTGCTGTTGCGGAGATTGCCTTCGGGGCAGATTTGGCCGACTTCGAGGACTTCCTTCAGAAGGGCACCAGCCTCACAACGCTGCGCGAGAATGGGGTGAACACGCAGTTCATCAAGGCGGCAGTCATCAACAGAACGGAAACCGGGGAGAACCGCCGGATTGAGATGCACGACCGACTGGCAGCGCTTGAAAAGCTCATCCGCGTGATGGGCATGGTGACTGAGAAACGCGAGATCAAGGGCGGGCTGGGAATTGACCTCTCCCAGATGTCCGATGCGGAACTGAAACGGCTACGACGTGTCACTAACCGCGACGACACTAACGGCGACAGAGGAGACTAACCTAGCGGCGGCATGGGAGCAAGCCAAGCGCGACCCGCTCTGCTTCCTAGAGGAGTTTGTATTCACTTGCGATCAGCACGACAAGGACAGCCCGATCAAGCGGTTTCCCATCCAGCGGCCTCATTTGCAGGCGATGGTGGGTCTGTGGTTGGACAACCCCCTGCTGGCGGTCAAGAAATCACGCCAGCTCATTCAGACCTGGCTGTTCGTTGCCTTGGGCGTGTGGGACTGGCTGTTCCACGACGGCAGGCTGATCATGTTCCAGTCCAAGCGGGAGGAGGACGCCGTCGGGGATGCAGTGGCGGGCGACGGCTTGCTTGGCCGGGGCAGATTCATCATGGATCACTTGCCGGCTCGCAGCGTGTTGGTTCCGGATTATGTGGCGACCTACAACAAGATGAGGCTGCCTTCGCGGAACTCGACGATCTGGGCGATACCCCAGGGCGCGAACATTATCCGCCAGCGGACGGCCTCGGGGATACTCAGCGATGAGGCAGCTTTCCAAGACCAGTTCGGAGACGCCTACACGGCTGCGATGCCCTGCATCCGCGGCGGTGGCTGGGTTGTGGCGCTCAGCTCGGCCCATCCGGGGTTCTTCGAGCGGCTGCATGGAGATACGCTAAGTGAAGGTGAGTGACAACTGGCGGAACTACGACGGGCCGGTATTTATGATTCGCCTGCCGCTCTTCTGCTTCATCCGCCCGGACGAGGGTTCCTGGCTCTGGCGGCTGGCGGGCAAGCTCCTGAGCGGCATGGACAGCTTCGGTCGGCGGCTTTGCTGGGGCGAGGTACAAACGCTCGCGTGGCGACTCTTCGCGGCCTGGCGGACTCCGCTGGTCGAGAAGAGGCTGCGCCAAGACGTCGAAGTGGGCTACAAGATGGCGGTGAACGCATGAAGGTCACTGAGCCAACCGTCATCCTGCCGGGCAACGACATCGACATCGGCATCACCGCGCGCCCGAACGCCACCGGCTTCGCAGCGGTTGAGATCGGCATGGGCGCGGACCCGATAGCCTTTACTCCTGAGATCGTCGAGGGGGAAATGAAGCGGCTGGGCTGTCACCAGCGCGAGGACGGGACGTGGAAGCTCTCCTGGCGGTTCCGCAAGGAGTATCTGAGGGACGCCACTGCGGCTGCGGGACAGCCCGTGTTCGACCCTGACGCCCTCGACCGGCAGAGCGGCCACCTGTGCAATCCACAGTACCTCATGGACCTGGACGAGTCCGGCAAGCTGATCAAGCGAGAGCGTGGCCGGGTGAAGGTCTGGATCCCCCCCGATGCTCAGATAGCGGGGTTGCCAGAGCACATCGAGGGGGTTGAGCGGTCCTTCGGCATCGGCATGGACGTGAGCGCCGGGGTGGCGAAGAGCGATTCGACCATCGAGGTCATGGCCGCTCTGGGCAAGGAGCAGGCCGCTGAGTTCGGCTCCAACACGATTCAGCCTCCAGACCTCGGCCGCATGGCGGTGGCTATCGCCGGGTACTACAACGACGCGCTCATCTGCTGCGTGCAGAAGATACACGGGCTCACCGTACTCAGGACCATCGTTGACGAGTGCCAATACGGCATGGTGTGGCGCGCGACTCAGCCGGGTCAAATGTCGGAGAAGCGGACGGACACGATGGGCTGGACCCGCGGCGAGGCGTCGAGCGCCCTGTTGTTTGGGAAGTGGGTTGACGCCATCGAGCATGACGAGACCATCCTGCACAGCCTAGTCTGCTGGGAGCAGCACGGTCAGTACATCTACCACGAGCTGGCCCACATCACGCACCAGTCGCTTGCCGACCTGCCCCGCGACCTGCGGGAACGGCATGGGGACTACGTTGTAGGGATAGCCTTGGCTTATCGAGCGTGCCTGGACCTGCCCAAGTTCAAGGCGATGCACAAGCGAGACATGGCCCCTCACGGCTCCCAGGCGTGGCGGATGGAGCAGGACAAGGCGAAGAGAACGAGGAAGAGGACATGGTGACAAGGAGCGCGAGATGATAAAGGCAACGCTTCAGATGGACGAAGGACCGGAGTTACAGTGGGTCGTGGGCGCAGACAGGTGGCACAACCAGAGCCTGCTGGTGGCCGAGCTTGACCGGTTACTCGGCCCGCACGGCACCACCTGCATGGGTCCGGTCAAGGCCGAGCTGCAGCCGGCCGAGCCCACACAGGCAGACGATGGGCTGGAGGGCGCGTGAAAGCTTGTCGGGTACGGGCGGTGCGAGCTGCCATGAAGGCGTACTTCGGACTTGGACGGCTGCGCCGGCCAACCAGCGCTGCGGAGGCGGTAGGGCGCGTGAGTCCGGCCGCCACTGAGGCTGCCCTGTTGAACTTCTACAATGTGCCGAGTCAAGGTGTGCGGCAAGATGGCTGAGATTCAGACATCCAGGAACAGCAGCGCCGTCAAGCTGGCGGAGTCCGTCAAGCAGGCGGAGGATAAGCTGAAGCCCTTCCGCGAGCAGCGAAAGATCTTCATCACTGAATACTGCGGCCCGTACTACGGCGCGAACGAAAAGGTAGAGGGCAAGCGCATACCCCTGCCCTTGATGTTCAGCCTGGCCCAGACGCTCATTCCCATGCTGTCGATGCGGGAGGTACGCGCCGACGTTACCTCCGAGATCAAGACTCTCCGCCCCTTCGGTCGGAAACTGGGCGCTGGGATCGACAAGGTGTGCCGCGAGGTCGATGCAGCCACGGAGTTCAGCTTGGCCGTCTTCGACATGCTCTGGGGCGTCGCGATAATTAAGGTGGGCTGTGGCGCGTCCGCAGCAGCCGCAGGGGGGGCTGAGTCGGGCGACATTCTCCGCGACCCCGGCCAGCCGTTCGTCGCCGCCATCGACCTGGACGATTACATCATCGACGACTTCGCGCGGAAACGCAGCCGGGCGAGCTTCGAGGGCGACAGCTACTCTGTGCTGTATGAATGGGCGATGGACAGCGACTTCTTCGACAAGGCGGGCCGGAGCGAGATTGAACGCCTGGAGAAGCTGGGCCAGCCCCAAGGGGCGGGGAACAAGGTCGCGGACTTGGGCGGCAAAGCTGGCCCGGGCGACCCCTTCGAGCGGTGGATTCAGCTCAAAGACCTCTGGCTGCCCCACCAAAACATGGTGGTGACTATCCCTGGGGACGTGAACTCTGTTCAGCGCTACATCCGCGAGGTCGCCTGGGACGGCCCCGAGCGGGGTCCGTATGAGATGCTGGCCCCCTTCAAGATACCGACAACCGTCATGCCTGTCTGCCTTGCTGGAATCATCTGTGACTTGTACGAGTTATGCAACATTCTAGCGAATAAGGTGGCTCGGCAGGCTGAACGGCAGAAGGACGTGGGTGTTTATGAAGGCCCTTCGGAGGCGGATGGGCAGAACATCAAGAACGCCGAAGACGGGGAAATGGTCCTGGTGAACAACAGCAAGGGGGTAGGGATGCTCAGCTTCGGCGGGGCCAACCCGCAGGGGTATGAGGCGACCCAGTGGTTCTACGAGTTCTTCCGCAAGGTTTCAGGCAACCTGGACACTTTGGGCGGCTTGGAGACGCAGGCGAAGACCTTGGGCCAGGAGGAGATGCTGCTCCAGCAGGCGGGGGTGCGGGTCAACGACATCCGCGAGGCGGTGCAGACCTTTGCCGGCCGGATCATCGAGAAGTTGGCATGGTGGCTGTGGACCGACCCTCAGAGAGAGATGGAGTTGTCGATCCACTTACCAGGTGGGATTGAGATACCCGCCCGGTGGACCCCCGAGGCCCGGGAAGGCAACTTCCTCGACTACAACTTCCAGATCGACCCGTACTCATTGGGTAGCGAGTCGCCGGAGCAGCAGTACCGCAAGATGATGGAGCTGGTCAAGGAGGCGGTGATCCCGCTCTCGCCCTTCGGCGCGCCACAAGGCTCATACCCAGATGTGGGCAAGCTCATCAGCGACCTCGGGCGGAAGCGGAACATCCGGGAAGTCGATGAGTGGTGGATTGAGGGAACTCCGCAAGTGGTTCCCCAGCAGGGCGGGCCGCGAACGACCGAGACGACCAATATCAGCCTTGGCCGAGGTGGTCAAGGGACTGCGCAACCTGCGCCCAAGCCTCAGCAGCCAGTGGAGACGGCACCATGATCGCCAAGATGACACAGTACACCGACGAGGAGCGCCGCCAGATCACGATGTTCAGGGACATCGAGAGCGACGAACTACACTTCAGCGGCGAGGCGGTGTATCGTCAACAACTGAGCCAAGGGGTGTTTCAGATGCCCTTCGCCTTCGAGATCCCGGCCGAGAACATCGAGGAGGCATACGGCAACTGGGACGAGAGCATCAAGCCCGGCATCGCCAAGGTGGAGGCTCAGATGCGCGAGCAGGCCGGGCCGAGGGTCCAGCGTGCCCCAGGTGGCCTCCTGGACTCAGAGGGTGGGCTGATTCGGCCCCAAGCGACGCAGCGCGGCGGGAACGGAGATCGACAGCGATGAGCCAGGAAGAGCGACAATGGTACGGCCGGCATTTTCTTGCTTTGTGCCTTGGGTTACTGATCGCCGCACTGGCAATTTACGCTTGCTGGCACTTTCCACCTTGGTGGATCGTCCGTTTGCCCTTTGTGTTGCTGTTCAGCTTCGCAATCGTTGCCTCCCAAGTGATAGAACTGCACTTTGGCCCTTGTGGAGAGCCTTGGATGACTGACAACGATTCAGTCCACACTGATGCCCTGGACACCAGTTGGGCCAAATGGTGGGATCATCTGATGCCCAACCACCGCTACGATTACACCAGCGAGAAGCCGGATGCAGGTCTGTGCGGAGACGGAATCTGATGATCAAGAAGGTCAACGGCTACAAGGCGACGAGCAAATCCGGCCGGCACCTCTCCAAGAAGCCGAAGACAAGGAAAGAGGCTCTGCGGCAACTCGCCGCCGTGGAGGCCAGCAAGGCTAGGAGACGCGCATAATGGCCTATGTGACCGTCGAGCAACAGCGGCAAGACGACATAGCGGCGCATGAGTGGTCCGCGTTCTCCCGCCAGCCCCCTGATGGGCCAGCGGCCGAAGGTTTCCAGGCTTGCCGAGACGCTAGCGACGGAGAGGTCGTTCGCTGCCGGTACGATATGGGTTCCCGAGAAGGCAAAGCGTGGCACCGGGGTTGGCTGTTTTACACGAATCACAAAGGCGAATTGGAGACATAATGGCCCAGATCAACATCGACGAAATCCGGACCAAGATGTGCGAGATGAGTTACCACGAGCTGAACCTGGCCCAGTCGCAAGCCGAGCGCGACCGGAACAACGCCCGCGCGAACCGGGACTACCCCAGGATTCAGGCGTGCAAAGACCTGATGCGCGACATTGACAAGCTGCGTCATTCTCCCGTCCGCATGACGGACGTTAAGTTGCCCCCGCAGCAGCAGCGACCGACGCCGCCGGCGAAGCCCTGAACCGTTGCCAAGCCAGTGAAGCCGGGCAAGCCGATCCCCGCGCCGAGAGTTCTGCAACAGGTTCGCGACGGTGTGCAGGGCGAACAGCCGGCCTCGGAAGAGCGGGAAGACTCGCTGCCGGAGGCGGAACAGCCCTCTGAGTCCAGCGGCGAGGGCGCCAAGCAGGAGCGGCAAGCCCAAGCGCCTCCGGGAGACGCAGAGATGGAGCGAAAGTTTGGTTCCATACCAAGCTGTACCGAAGCGGCAGGGCCGGAAGCGGAGGCTCTCGGGCCGCCAGAACCCATGGCGCCGATGCCAGATTTGCCGGCGGGAGTGGACAGAAGGCCACCGCCCCAAGCGCTTCCGGAATATGTTTCCCCACGCACCGTCAAGATACTCAAGGCCCACACCGTTCCCCAGCTTCGGGAGATGTGCGGCGCTGTGAAGCTGTCGCCCGGCGGCAACAAGGCAGAGCTGATCGCACGGTTGATGAACGAATCCACAAAGGACTGACAGCAATGCCAGGAATCACACACGAAGACCTGCAAGAGTTGTCGGACGTGGTGGCCGAATCCATGCCGGAACCGTTGAAGCGCCTTGTCGGAATCTACGAGGCCGAAGGCGACAGCCCCCGGTTTGCACAGTGCGCGCTTGCCCTTGTGATGTCACTGGACGGTTATCCGTTGGAGGTCGATTACAGAGAGGTCACGAAGATGTTCTTGGAGGCTGACAAAATCAAGATGGAAGGCGGCACAGAGATCAAGCGGAAGGTGACACTGGACTGAACTGACAACTACATAACGCCCAGCGAGGCCGTTTGATCGACGGTCGCGTTCGGAGAACGAACCAAAGCCCTCCTTCGCCTGCGCAGGGGCGGGGGAGGGCTTTTCGTTGGGACGGAGAAGGACATGGTAACGGATGCAGAGGCTAAGCGAGGGGCGCAGGGGCTAGCAGAGGCGCCAGTGCCGGACCAGATCAAGCTGATTTACCGGCGAGAGAAGGGCGCGCCTCCGGCTCCCGCCTACGGGATTGATCCTTGCGCTCATGTGGTCCGCGTGGAGCCACCGGAGTTCGAGGCGCTGTTCCCCGAGATCAATGGGCGGCGCTACATCCCTGCCCACTTAACGCAGATTCAAGACCTCCAAACGCTGAAGGTTATTGAGGTTGTGGCGGTTGAGGAATGATGGCAGGCAAAGGCAGCACAACGCGACCGACCGACCGGAATAGGTTCGGCCGGAACCTGGAGCGCATCTACGGCAAGCGCAAGTTTGGCGACGCGCAGAAGCGGGCTGGCCGAAGACGCCTGCACGCGGCAGTCCGCGGGCGCAAGCACGACAGCAGGAACTTCCGGTCGTTCTGCT